GGCTGTACCGAATACGCTTGAGGCCAAGCGTGCCTGTACAAAGCTTGCATTTGTCTTCCCTGAGCATACGGGGGAAGAGTTCCGAAAAGGTATTTTCACGCCCCGGTTGATGGTTACCGGCGGAATCAACACGAGCATTGAGCACTTAAAGAGGTATTGGGAACTACCGAGGAACAAACTTAAAGGTGCCAATTATTATATAGATCTGATTGAGAAAATTGAAGGTGAAATAATTAGGCTTCCTCAGCTTAAGACTCCGCACAAAGACTACATCAGGTCGGTTAATATTAATGAACGTAGCCACGCGGGATTTATGACTAACTTATATTATGGTGGTTCAAAAGGGAAGAGCTTTAATATAACGCATAAGTTTGCAAAGCACTTATACGAAATGATAAAGCGATTCCCGATAAAATGGACTGGCCTATACGAATTATCAGGACGCGGCAAAGACATCAACCTGGATGCCGGAGACGGTAGCCCGGCTATCACCAGAATAATTATGATCCCTGAATTTACATTAACATTAATCGGTAGTATGTTCTCTCAAACGATAGGACAGTTCTTAAAATATGACGAACAGAACTGCGTTTTCATCGGCCGTGATATTAATAAAGTATCCAAAAGTCTAATTGACGAACGCTTCCAGTTTTTGTTTAACAATGACTGGAAGACTTTCGACTCAAGTATTACGCCGGACTTAATACTTGCAGCTTGTTCTATTCTTAGATCATGCTTTCCAGAAGACCGTGAAAACGACAGAATATGGTACTTCTTAGCTTCATCACTCATTGATAAGTACGTCGTATTGCCAAAGGGAGGGGTGTGGTGCATAAAGAAAGGATTACCTTCTGGGCATCCGCTTACTTCACTGGTTGAGACGTTATGTAATGTATTAAGTTGGCTGGACATAATGTATGAAATCTGGGGCCCAGGACTTTTAAAATTCGTTAAGTTCTGGCTCAGTGGTGACGACGGACGCATACTAACAATGTGGAACGATAAATACAAATATCTAGACCAGATAGTCACTAATGTGACTAACTTAAATTTCAAAGGAAAGGTCT